CATCTAACGGCTCTACGCCTTACACATGGTATGTGGGCGGCAACTCAACCAACAACGGCAACAATAGCGGCGCGGCGTTCGTCACCTATCCGCAAGTGGTTTATTACATTTCCGATGCAGCAGTAACGTCTTGGACAACGCCCGCTGACTGGAACCCATCCAACAACGCCATCTACCTTGTTGGTGGCGGCGGGGGCGGATCGGGTGGAGCTTTTGCTAGTTCCACAAGCAAGGCTGGCGGCGCGGGCGGCGGCGGCGGCGGATATACTGCTGTATCAAACTATCTAATTAGTGCGTCTTCAACAATTTCGTCAATTTCAATCGGCGCTGGAGGAGCGGCTGGCCCTGCGGGCGGTGCTGCTAGTACTGGGGGCACTGGCGGAAGCACAACCATACCAAACCCATCTGGTGGAACCTACTCCGCTGGCGGCGGCACTGGCGGAAACACAAATGGAACAACGCGCGTTGTAACCCCCGGAACTGGAGGCACCGGATCAAATTTCAATGGAGGGACTGGTGGTACTTCTGTAGGGTCAACATCCAGCACCGCAGTAATAAGTGGTGGTGGTGGTGGTGGGGCGGGCGGCCCCAATGGAAATGGAGCGGTTGGAGCTACTGGGGCTTCAGGTTCTGGAAATAATGGGGGCGGCGGCGGCGGCAATGGCGGGGGCTCCAACGGGTCAGCATCTGTTGGTGGCAACAATTCGCAGGGTTTTGGTGGTGGCAGCGCTAATACTGCCGGGCGCAATGGCGGCGGCGGCGGCGGCGGCGGCAGCAGCAGTCTTACTGGGGCTGTTGGTGGCGCGGGGATTGATATACTAAAAACTATTGGCGGCGCTGGTGGTTCAGGCGGCGGCTTCAGTGGTGTAGCTGGCTCAACTGCAAACGGCGAAGGCGGTAGCAGTATTTTTGGCGCGGGCGGCGGCGGCGGCAGTTATAAAGGGACCAATACCGGCCAAAGGTCTGCTGGCGGTTCTGGTGGCAGCGGCTTGATCGTCATCACCTACACGCCACCAACCGACACTAGTGTAAGTGTAACTGGCGTATCAGCGACAGGGTCTGTCGGAACTGCTTCGACTAGTGTTGTTGTAGACGCAAACGTAACGGGTGTGTCAGCGACGGGTAGCGTTGGAACACCTACCCTTACCTTTGACTTCAAAGCTTCCGTAACGGGGGTGGCTTCAACAACCGGTGTTGGGTCATCCACAGTTACTTCTACGGCAAATATAACCCCCACGGGTGTATCTGCGACGGGGAGCGTTGGAGCAGCCACAGTTACTTTTAACAATAGCGTGTCTGTCACGGGTGTATCCGCGACGGGGAGCGTTGGAACGGCCGTAGCCTCTTTCAACAACAGCGTATCCGTCACGGGTGTGTCTTCGACTAGTGCAGTTGGAACAGCTACTGCCACGTTCACACAAAATGTGGCGGTAGTCGGCGTATTTGCAACAAGCGCAGTTGGAACAGCGGTAGCCGTTTTTAACGGTAGCGCAACTCTGACGGGCGTATCTGCGACAGGCGCAGTTGGAACAGCAGCAGCCGTTTTTAACGGTAGCGCAGCCCTAACAGGGGTATCTGTTACTAGTCAGGTTGGGACACCCACAGTAACCCTAACCCAAAATGTTCCCGTAACAGGGGTCTTTGCCACAGGTGAGGTTGGAACGGTTGTCGCTTCCGTAAGCGTAAGCACAACTTTGACAGGGGTTTCAGCATCCGGGCAAGTTGGTTCCGTAACCGTTGACCGTCCCATTGACGCCTTCGTCACAGGGGTCTCTGCTACCGGATATGCCGGTACTACATCGATCAGTTTTGCCACGATTGCACAAGTTGCAGGGGTTAGTGCAACAGGGTATGTTGGACAAGCTTTTGTTTGGGGTCAACTAGTTCCAGCCCAGAACCCCACTTGGGGTGGGATCACACCAGCCCAAGTTCCCGCATGGGGTGGCATAACCCCATCCCAGAACCCCAACTGGACCTAGGTCCACCCGTAATGATCAAGAGGATGTAATGACTAGCACTTACTCCCCAAACTTAAAGATTGAGTTGATCGCTACGGGTGAACAGTCCGGGCAGTGGGGCTCAACCACGAACACGAACCTCGGCACCCTTATCGAAGAGGCTATCGCCGGTTATGCTACCCAGACCGTCACGGATAGCGGCTCAGCAACAGTCCTGACCATTACAAATGGGGCATCTTCAACAGGCCGAAACTACGTGATCGCGCTTATTGGAACGCTGACAGCAGCAAGGACCGTAGAAGTACCGGCGGTTGAGAAGCCCTACGTCTTCTTCAACAATACCGTCGGTGGTTTTGCTGTAACGGTTAAGGTCAACGGTCAAACGGGCGTGGTGATTGCCAATGGCAAGAAGGCCATTGTCTATGCCAACGGGACAGATGTCATTGAAGTGGCCAATGCCCCCGTAACGGAAGCCGGGACGCAGACACTTACTAACAAGACACTTACCTCCCCCACCCTGACGGCTCCAGTTCTCGGCACTCCAGTTTCGGCGACGTTGACCAATGCTACCGGTCTCCCCCTTTCGACAGGCATCACTGGAACTCTTGCAGTGGCCAATGGCGGAACGGGCGCAGTCACCTTTTCGTCGAACTATGTTCTTCTTGGAAATGGGACTTCGTCTTTTCAGATGGTTGCTCCAGCCAATAGCGGCAACGTCCTTCGAAGCGATGGAACAACTTGGCTGTCTGCAACTATCCCGGCAGGGGCGTCGACCTTTACCGCCAATGCCGTCCTGCTTGGCAATGGAACCTCCGCTCTCCAGACGGTCAGCCCGGGGACGAACGGGAACGTCCTGACCAGCGACGGAACAACTTGGCAGTCGACTGCCCCGGCCACAGGCCTAAGTCTTTCGGCGAACAACACTTGGACAGGCGTTCAGTCGTTTGTTGGGACGTCCGCACGGTTGGCTTCCGTATTGACCAATGCCGCCGAGGTTGCTACGATCAGCGCCACGGCTGCGACTGGTACGATCAACATCGACGTGACAACCCAGTCGGTTCTCTACTACACCAGCAATGCCTCCGCTAACTGGACCGTCAACTTCAGGGCCTCATCCGGCACTTCACTGAATACGGTTATGTCCACTGGGCAATCTTTGACTGTGGCTTTCCTTGTGACGCAGGGCAGCACTGCGTACTACAACAGCGCCATTCAGGTAGATGGCACATCCGTCACGCCTAAGTGGCAGGGTGGCACGGCTCCCGCAGCAGGCAACGCCTCCTCCGTTGACGTCTACACCTACACCATCGTGAAGACGGGAAGCGCGGCTTTCACAATCTTCGCGTCTCAGACCAAGTTTGCTTGAGGATAGCCGATGCCGACAATCATCACGGAAGGCGCTGCGTCAGCTAGGGGCTTTGGCTTTGGGGCGGGGTCGGCTGCGGCTGCTGGACCAACTTACATTGAGGATGTGTTTTCGACGTATTTGTATACGGGCAGTGGATCGACACAGGCGATTAACAATGGAATTAATCTAAGGGTCTTTAACGAAGATGATTTTGTTTCCGTAGGAACCCACTCGTGGACATGCCCGGCAGGCGTTACCAGTGTGTCTGTTCTCTGCGTTGGGGGTGGTGGAGGCGGTGCGGGTTGGAACAACGGAAGCCCTCCCTACCCTACGGCTGGCGGCGGCGGCGGCGGAGGGCTTGGTTACAAGAACAGTGTGTTGGTAACTCCGGGCCAAACATACACGGTTGTTGTTGGTTCTGGCGGCACCTTGGGGGCTCTTGACTCTAATGGGGTTGCTGGTGGGGACTCCTATTTTATTAACACCTCTACTGTAAAAGGTGGCGGCGGCGGTGCCGGTGTTTTCGGCGGTTCCGGTGGGGCCGGAGGCTCGTATGTCGGTGATGGTGGCGGCAGCGGCGGGGCGGGCGGTGCGGGAGCAACCGGAGGCAACAGCATATCAGGCGGCGGCGGCGGAGCTGGTGGGTATAGTGGTTCTGGCGGTTCTGGTGGTTCTGGGGCACTTACCGCAACTCCTGGAAATGCCGGTTCTGGCGGTGGGGGAGGGGGTGGATCGTCAGCGGTATCTGATGGTTCAGGTTATAGGGTGGGCGGCGGCGGCGGCGGCGGCGTTGGCCTGCTTGGGGCAGGCACTTCTGGTGCAGCAACTAGCACCCCATCAGCTATCAATAACACGACGTTTGGCGGTAAGGGCGGAAGCGGGGGCGGAACTGCACCTGATGTGATAGGTGACGGATTTAACTATTTTGCTGGTGGGGCTCCCGGCTTGTATGGTGGAGGTGGCGCGGGCGGCTCTCCGGGAGCAACTCAGCCTCCGGGGGCCAATGGCGCTGTTCGTATTGTTTGGAATGCCGGTGTTATGTTCCCGTCTACCAATACGGGCCAAGTAAGCTCCGGTTCTGCGTCTGGTGGGCTGGTTTGGATGAAAAGCCGTTCAGGTGCCCAGAACCACGCTTTGTATGACACTGCTCGCGGGGCAACTTTTGATCTAACTTCAGACAGTGCTGCTGCTCAAACGACACAAGCAACAGGTTTGACTACTTTCGGGTCAATAGGATTTTCTATTGGTTCGCTGGCAAAGATAAACACAAGCGCAGTGACATACACCTCATGGACCTTCCGCAAACAGCCAAAGTTCTTTGACATCGTGACCTACACCGGCACGGGCGCTAACCGCACAATCGCGCACAATCTTGGCTCAACGCCGGGGTGCATTATTGTTAAGCGTACGGATGCGCCAAGAGATTGGCAAGTTTACCATAGCGGACTCACATCTGCGGCTTACAGCATTCAACTGAACCTCACGAGCGCGCAGGCATCTGATACATTTGTTTGGAACAGTACTGCGCCTACAAGCAGCGTGTTTAGTGTTGGGACAAGCAATGATGTTAATGCTTCAGGTGGAACCTACGTTGCCTACATTTATGCTTCTAATGCAGGAGGTTTTGGCACGGCTGGCACGGATAATGTGATTAGCTGTGGGTCGTTTACGGTTTCAAGCGGGACCGGAAGCACGGATGTAAATTTGGGGTATGAGCCTCAGTGGCTTTTAGCTAAACCGTCTACGGACCCCGGTTTTGCAACGGACTGGTACTTGTATGATACGATGCGCGGATGGGTTAATACGACCGATGGAGGCAACGTCAATCGGCGTCTAAACCCTAACCTTTATATACAAGAAACAACAGATAAAATATTCCAGCCGACTGCGACCGGGTTTACTATGCTAAACAACAATGTATATCCCGGCGTTCCAATTACCTACATCTACGTCGCCATCCGTCGCGGCCCGATGAAGACGCCGACGAGCGGGACGAGTGTGTTTGCGCCGATTGCTACAACAGACACTTTGGGAACAACTGAAGCAACCAATTTCCCAATTGACGCCCAATTTGCCGCAGAAAGAAGCGCAGGATTTTCAAATAAAACCCAAATTTTTGACCGTTTACGAGGCGTTAACTCTACAACATCCGCAGCGGCTTCGCCATATTTGACAACATCAAACACTAATGCCGAAGTTTCTGGGTCTGGTTGGACGCAAGGATTTAATAATACAGGGTTCCAAATTGCTGGCAACTGGTCGGGAAACTCTATGGCGTACTGGAACTTCCGCCGCGCCCCCGGCTTCTTTGATGAGGTGTGTTATACGGGAACAAGCCCCGGTAGTGGATCTTACGCGATAAACCACAATTTGGGCGTTGCGCCAGAACTCATTATTTACCGGCAACGAAATGGCGCATCAAATTGGCAAGCGGGAACAAACTTTACCTCCACTAATTGGCGGTCAATGTTTTTAAATTTTACAAATGCTGGCTCGCAAACAACTTATGCAACCAATGATTGGTTTGCAGCGCAACCAACATCCACAACATTTACAGTTGGGTGGGGTTACTACACAACTGGCACTTGGGTAGCCTACCTCTTCGCCACATGCCCCGGCGTGAGCAAGGTTGGCTCATACACCGGCACAGGCGCAACGCAAACCATCGACTGCGGTTTCACAGGCGGCGCTCGTTTCGTCCTTATCAAGCGCACGGATAGCACAGGCGATTGGTACGTTTGGGACACGGCCCGTGGCATGGTGTCAGGTACTGACCCTTCGCTCTTGCTCAACAGCACCGCCGCTGAAGTCAACGCCAACAGCGTCTACACCGCGACAACCGGCTTCCAAATCGTCAGCACTGCCGCAGGCATCAATGCCAGTGGCGGAACCTACATCTTTCTCGCCATCGCGTAAGGAGAACAGCAATGGAAATCCGCATCCGCGCCACTGGCGCAGTCATGTTTGAGAGCGAGTTTCGCACGGTAGCGGGCGCTTCATGGGATCAGACGACCGTCGAAATCCTAGACCACCTTGGCGCTGATCCCGTTCTGGAAGGCCCGCAGCCCGCCGCCGGGCGCTACCAGACGGTCTACCGTGACGGCGTGGAGCAAATTGACGGTCAGTGGTTCACCAAGTACAGCTTGTCCGATATGAACAACGAGGCCAAGGCCGCGTATGACGCCCAACGGTCCAAGACAATTCGTGACGACCGCAACAGCCGCCTTGCTGAGTGCGACTGGACGCAGCTTGCAGATGCTCCGGGCGACAAGGAAGTGTGGGCTACCTACCGACAGTCGTTGCGTGATATAACGTCTCAAAGCGGGTTTCCGTGGGACGTAAACTGGCCCGCAAAGCCCCTCTAACCCTAACATCCAACCGGTATAAGGGGTCGGCATGCCATTTCAAAAGCTCCAGTTTCGACCCGGCGTCGTCAAGGACGTCACGGGCTATACGAACGAGGGCGGCTGGCGCTTGTCTAACCTTGTTCGTTTTCGCTTCGGGTATCCACAAAGCATCGGTGGCTGGCAGAAGTACGCTGCAAATAGCCCCTTTCTTGGCACGGCTAGGTCCCTTCTAAACTGGACAACCTTGGCCTCCGCAAACCTTTTGGGCTTTGGAACAAACCTCAAATACTACATTGAACGTGGCGGCAGCAATTACGACATCACCCCCATTCGCAGCACCGCCACTCTTTCTGGGCCGTTTACAGCAACCACCGGGGTCTCGACAATCGCTGTCTACGACGTTGCGCACGGTTGCTTAAGCGGTGATTTTGTAACATTTACTGGCGCGGTAAGTCTTGGCGGAAACGTAACGGCAAGTGTTCTTAACCAAGAGTACGAAGTTACCTATGTCGACCCAGACAATTACACGATACCTGTTTCTGTCACACCAAACGCCTCTGACACGGGGCACGGTGGGTCTTCGGTTTCCGCCGAGTATCAGATCAACACTGGCCTTGATACACAGGTGGGTGGAACAGGTTGGGGGGCCGGAACGTGGGGTCGTGGTACATGGGGAAGCGGCGCAACCTTGAGCGCGGTAAATACGCTTCGCCTTTGGGCTCAGGACAACTACGGCGAGGACCTCATCTTCAATATCAGAGGCGGCGGCGTCTACTACTGGAGCGCCGGTTCCGGTATTAGTAGCAGGGCTGTTACGCTTTCCTCGTTGTCTACGGACACGCAGACCCCCGACATCGCAACTCAGGTTATGGTGTCTGACACCAACCGGCATGTCATCGCATTCGGGGCAAACTACGGTTCGGCGACTTCTCCAGATCCACTGATTATTCGTTTTTCCTCGCAGGAAGACCCGTTCCTTTGGAGCGCGAGCGCCACAAATACCGCAGGCGATCTGCGTATTGGAGCGGGTAGTCGGATCATTCGCGGGGTTGAGACTAAACGCGAAATCGTGGTGTTCACTGACGCTGCCGCCTATTCTCTCCAGTACGTCGGACCCCCCTACACGTTCGGTATCCAGCAGCTTGCTGCGGGCATAACCGCTATTGGATTCAACTGCTTTGCTACCGTTGACGACAGCGTGTTTTGGATGGGGCAGAACAACTTCTACGTCTACTCCGGCAAGGTCGATCAGCTTCTTTGCCCCCTGAACAACCACGTCTTCAACAACTTTAACTTTAACCAGTCGGACAAAGTCATAGCTGCCGTGACGTCCCAGTTCAGCGAGGTTACGTGGTTTTATCCCTCCGCCGGGTCGGATGAAAACGACCTGTACGTGACGTACAATTACGGGGAGAAGGTGTGGTCCTATGGCGCGTTGGCTAGGACAGCTTGGATTGATAGGGGCGTTCGACAATATCCTCTCGCGGCCAGCACGGACAACTACATATACAACCATGAGATCGGGACCGACGATGGAAGCACCACTCCCGCTTCCCCGCTGAACGCCTACATAGAGAGTTCGCCTGCGGATATTGGGGAGGGCGATAAGTTCTCCTTTGTCCGAAGGATTATCCCGGATGTCACTTTTGTCGACTCCACAAACAACCCTCGTCTGGACATCACATTGAAGACGCAGAACTACCCCGGCTCAAACTACGTGGATGTGTCGTCATCTACGACCACACGATCTGCCGTGGTCCCCGTCGAGCAGTACACTGAGGTTGAAACTATTCGCCTCCGGGGTCGATCCGTGGTATTCCGCATCGAGAGCAACCGTGTCGGAACCAAGTGGATACTTGGTTCCCCCCGCCTTGAGATACAGACGGACGGGAGGCGCTAATGGATGTTCGCCTTATTCCCCCGGTCTTTTCGCGGCCGCCAAGCCAGTACGACGTCAAGTACTTTTCGGACCTTGTTCGCGCCTTGGTCTCCCTTGTTACCTATATTCGCGCCGTTGGCGAAGGTCGTCAGACCACCATCGTCTTGACTAACTTGGCTAGTAACGACTACGGCCTTGAGGTAGGCACCATCTTTCAAGTTAACGGTGTCTTGCGAGTGTCCCTACCCTACGCCCCCTACGTCAAGGGTTTTTCTGCT